CCTTACCTATTGGCGTTGGCCCTTACGAGGACACCCTTCGCCGTCTAGACGGTGGGATAGACCACAATAAAAACTAAATAACTCTGAACGTTCAGAGAGTCGATTAAACATTAACTCTCTTTAAAAATGGCACATCAATCTTCTACTCTGACCACGAGCCTGACTCGTCCTGGTCAGTCTAATGGTGCGGGTGATGCCCGTGCTCTGTTCCTCACCCTGTTTAGTGGTGAGATGTTCAAAGGTTTCCAGCGCGAGTCTATTGCTCGTGACTTGGTGATGAAGCGCACCCTGAAGAACGGCAAGTCTATGCAGTTCATCTACACGGGTCGCACCACCGCTGAGTTCCACACTCCCGGTAACGCTATCCTTGGCAACTCGGATGGTGCACCTCCTGTGGCTGAGAAGACCATCACCTGTGATGATCTGCTGATCAGCTCTGCTTTTGTGTATGAGCTTGATGAGGTCCTTGCCCACTATGACCTGCGTAGCGAAATCAGCCGCAAGATCGGTTATGCTCTCGCTGAGAAGTATGACCGTTATATCTTCCGTGCTATCGCCAACGGTGCACGTAAGGCAAGCCCCATCACCAAAGCTAACTTTGTTGAGCCTGGTGGTACTCAGATCCGTGTTGGTACTTCTGCCAACGAATCTGATGCTTTCGATTCCGCTGCTCTGGTTAATGCATTCTATGATGCAGCCGCTGCGATGGATGAGAAGGGCGTTAGCTCCGATGGTCGTGTGGGTGTTCTGAACCCCCGCCAGTACTACGCTCTGATCCAAGCTATCGGAACCAACGGTCTTGTTAACCGTGACGTGCAGGGTACTTCTCTGCAAAACGGTCAAGGTATCGTTGAGATCGCTGGTATCAAGATCTACAAGTCCATGAACATTCCGTTCCTGGGTAACTACGGTACCAAGTTTGGCGGCACCACTGGTGAAACTTCTCCTGGCAACCTGGGTAGCTTTGTCAACCCTGCTCTGGAGGATGCTGATCCTGCTGTGACTGGTATCCGTAATGACTACGGTACTGCTGCTGAAGTTGGCACCAAGTCCTGCGGTCTTATCTTCCAGAAGGAAGCTGCTGGTGTTGTGGAAGCCATCGGTCCTCAGGTCCAAGTGACCAGCGGTGACGTGTCGGTGATCTATCAGGGTGACGTGATCCTTGGCCGTCTGGCCATGGGCGCTGACTACCTGAACCCCGCTGCTGCTGTTGAGCTGTACGTGGGTGCTACCGCTCCTACTGGTTTCTGATCTTAATTAACGATCAATCTTGGGGGATCCTTCGGGGTCCCCTTTTTTTTATTCTTTTGTGATAAGAGATGCCCTTTCCTACTTATGCTGTGTCCACCGAACTGGATGCTGTAAATCAAATACTTAGCTCAGTGGGACAGGCTCCTGTCACCACACTAGATCTTCAGAATCCTGAGGTGTCTATTGTATTGAATACTCTTCGTGAAGTGAATAAACAAGTTCAATCGGAAGGTTGGATCTTCAACACTGAACGGGATTATGAGATGCAACCTGATTCCAATACTAATCAAATCCTGTATCCGTACAATGTTCTACAGATGGATGCTAATGTAGAACACCATAAAAATGACTACGATCTAGTACGTCGTAGTGGTAAAGTGTATGACCGTTTGCACCATACGTATCAATTTACTGAGACACTACATGTTGATCTAACTTGGTACTTTGACTTCACTGATGTTCCCCCTACAGTTCAAGCTTACATCGTAGCACGTGCAGCTCGCATGTGTGCTACTAAACTAATTGGTGACCAAGAAATCAACAAACTCCTTGCTGAACAAGAGATTTACACACGGGCTGCAGCTTTGGAATATGAGTGCAACCAAGGTGATTATTCCATGTTTGGATTTAAGGATGGTCAGAACTATTACACAAGCTATCAACCCTATCAAGCATTGATGCGATGAGTACAATTTCCCAGAGAATCCCAAACCTATTTCTTGGTATCTCTCAACAACCTGATAGCAGGAAGTTTCCCGGTCAAGTCCGAGATGCTGTGAATACACTGCCTGACTTTGCGTTGGGTATGTTGAAGCGTCCTGGTGGTGAATACATTGAGTCGTTGACAAACGCTACTACCACTGGTCGTTGGTTTTCGATTCTTAGGGATGCTGAAGAGAAGTACGTTGCTCAATATGCAAACAATGTATTTCGTATTTGGAGTCTTATAGATGGTTCCCCACGTGCTGTTAACATGGGGAGCAACACAGGTGTTCCTGGTACGTGTGTTATTGCTGATGTAAAAACTACATTGGCTAACTACAACGTTGCTGTAGCTTTTACTAAAACCAAACTAACTGAACTCCACGCAGCACAATCTACTTACGCTGAGACCCTTGCTGGTCAAGATGCTACACAAGAAGAGTTGTTCACTGTTAACTATAACTACCCCTACGGTCAAGTTGAGGCATACCTAACTTCTGGTATCCTTAAAAATGCCGCTGGACTTTATATAGTTAAGAACGCAAACACAGTGGTGTCTACAAGCACCTCCCTGCCCGCTGGATATGCCCTTGGTACCGAACGTACTGAAGAGCATCCAAAGCTTGCTGCAGAGGGTTACAGGGTCTTTACAGCGATCCATACCGTAGCAGCTACACACAACTCTGGTCAACTGTCTGCAGCTCTTGCTGCTATGAATACAGCACAGACCAACTACAACAATGCTGTAACTGATGAAGCTACTAAGCTAGGGTTGTATAACACTGAGATTGGTGACTGTGCTATCACTACTGTTCCAGCCAATGCTTACCTTAAAGATGCAGATCCTGCAGACATTGAAGTACTGACTCTTAATGACTACACGTTTATCTTGAACAAAGGTAAGACGGTAGCAATGGATGCAACTACTACAGCTGCACTTCCTCACCAAGCTTTTGTTGTACTTTCTATTGTAGGTACTGGTCATTATCAAATTGTACTTGATGGTACTGTTCGTGGTACATATAACGCTGGTGCTGGTGGAGACGTAGATGCGATCCTTAACGACCTTGTTGCTGATATTCACAACCAAACTTTTGGTGGTAAGACTTATACCGCTGTTCGTGTTGGAGCTGGGATCTACATTAGTTGTACTGCTGCTTTTACAATTGAAGCAGTAGGTGGCCCATCTCAGGATGCTCTATATGCATTTCAGGATACTGTCTCTACAGTTTCAGTTCTTCCTAATCAAGCAAAAGATGGTTATGTAGTAAAGGTTGTCAACTCTGGTGATGTAGAGATTGATGACATGTGGCTGCAGTTTAACGCCTCTTCAGGTGCAACCTATGGTGTTGGTACTTGGGAAGAAACTGTTGGTCCTGGTCTTACCTATAAGCTTGATCCTTTGACTATGCCTCACCAACTGGTACGGCAAGCAGATGGTTCTTTTACTTACGGTCCAATTACTTGGGATGATCGGGTTATTGGTGATCTCAACACTAATCCTAATCCTAGCTTTGTTGGCTCTCAAATCAGGCATATGTTCCTTTATCGGAATAGACTTGGTTTCTTGTCTAACGAAACAGTTACAATGAGTAGAGCAGGTGACCTGTTCAACTTCTTTAACACTACAGCTTTGACAGCTACAGATGATGACCCGATTGATATTTCGGCATCAACTGCTAAGCCGGTTACGTTGCATTATGTACGTCCTACTGCTGTTGGCCTGATTCTCTTTGGAGATACTGAGCAATTCCTGCTTAGTACTGACTCTGACATTCTTAGTCCTAAAACAGCTAAGATTAATACCATGTCATCGTATGAGTCAGATCCAGACATTGAAGCTGTGTCTACTGGCATCTCTACGAACTTCATTGCTAAGACACCTCTTTACACCAAACTCTTTAATCTACTTGACATACGGAATGACACTCCGCCTTTGGCAGAGGAACTAACTCTTAATATCCCTGAGTTGATTCCTAGCACAATTGATAGCTTTATCTCTTCTGCTGCTGCTTCAATTATTTCGTTGGGTACAATTGGAAGTAGTACTGTTTATCAGTACCGATTCCTGCAGCTAAATGAGAAGCGAGTACAATCTTGGTACAAGTGGAATTTAACAGGTACACTGCTGGATCAATTCTTCGATCAAAGTACCTACTATGCAGTTGTAGCAAATGGTTCTAATGTTGAAATCCAATCCTTTAACCTTAGGCAATCTAGTGATGAAGGGTTCCTGACTCTTCCTACTGGAGAAAAGACCGATGTGTTTTTGGACTACTGGCACATTAACCCATACAGAACTTACGACTCTAATGCAGATACAACTCGTATCTTCCTGCCTTACAACACAGTAAGTGGGAAGACTTTTGTTGTAGTTGCATTGGGTGGGTACATTGGTGGTAGTAATGTTACCTCTAGCCAATCCGTTGGTGCCGTACTTGAACCTACTGTAGCAGGTACTGCGGGTGCTTACTATGCAGACATTCCCGGTGATTATCGTGGACGGGATCTAGTTATTGGATACCAATACGAAATGTCATTGGTTCTTCCTAAGTTTTACATTACTAAGAATGAGGGAAGTTACGTCAGTAGTGATCAAACTGCAGATCTAATCTTACATCGTCTTAATGTTGCAACTGGTCTTAGCGGTCCTGTAACCTATGAGATTGATTTGACTGGTATTCCTACGTGGAATGATGTAGTGTCTACCACACTTCCTAACACTTACGTATTAAATAACGTCAACCTTTCTGCTGAGTCTGTACACGTTGTTCCGATTTATCAACGGAATAAGAACACAGCTATTCGGATTATCGGTAACACTCCGTTCCCTGTCAATCTGCTAGATATTACGTGGGAAGGTAAGTACAGTAGCCGTTTCTATCGAGGAGCTTAACCTTGACTAATTCCACCACGGGGTTCAGTGTCAGACCTGCAACTCTAGAAGATGTACCTTTAATAGCTAAGGACTTGTTAAAGGAAGGTATCGAAGACTTTAATAGAGCTGGTATGAATCCAGTCCTATGTATGGCATTAGATACTTTGGATAGTAAAACCTTCCTTTTAATTAGTCCTGACAACAAACCTGCTGCTCTATTTGGTGTTTATGATGATGGGTGTATATGGATGAACATGACATATGAAATTCGTAAACACCCTAAGTCTTTTATTATTTGGGCTCGGGAATTTGTTAAGACCTTGGGACCAATGCTCTGGAACCGAGTAGATATTCAGAACAATAATCTAAGAAAGTTCTTGAGACTAATTGGTTTCAAGGTAATTAACGTTGTCTTATGTGACACAAAGAACATCTATTATGTGGAATTTGCTAAGGTAAATTATGACCCAAAGTAGTTTTAATTCACAAAAGTTTTGGGCTGGCGCAGCTGCTGGTGGTGCCATAGGCGCTCTAGGTATTGGCCTAGACATGTGGAAAGCAGATGCTGCCTACAATGCTTCTGTCCGAGAATGGAAGCAACAAGCTGACGCCACAACCCGTGCTAACCAACGTCAAGCGATGATGATTCGGGAAGCCAATACCCGAACTGCTGATATTTATGGTTATCAAACTGGACGGTTTGCACAGAACCTAGGGTTTATTCAAGAAGAATATGCACGTGCTGGTGAAGATCTGCAACGTCAACTTGGTGCAGAGTTTGCCCAATCTGCTTATTCTAAACAAGCTCAACTAACTGCTTTGTCTCAAGCTGTAGGTTACAACCGAGCAGCCTTTGAAGGCACTAGCCGTTCTCGTCAACGTGCAGATGTACTTGGAACTCTTGGTGCATTTGGTCGTAACGCTGCCATGGAAGCTGAAAGGCTTGCAGGAGCTGTTGGTCAAACTGGTAGAAGCCGTGAAGCACTTGGTCGTCAAGCAACGCAATCTATCTTTACTGCTTACGGTGATCTTGGTATTCTTCCTGAACTTCAGCGTTACGCAGGTCAAGAAGTTGCTATGCGTCCTGAAGCGCCTAACATGGGTCTACAAATTGCAACTGGCCTTATGAACACGGCACAACAGGCAATGAGTATGGGTATGTCTTCTATGTCTCCAGGATAATAACCGATGGCACTATCTAAAGAACTACAACTACAACAAGGGTATCAAAGCCCTATCCAAGCTCAAGCTTACAACCCACTTCAAGTTGCTGATGCTTCACAACAGATGGAGCAAAACAGAGCTACGGCTCTTGAGAATGCTAGACGTGAAGATGCAGTCCTTACTAAGGCTGATGAAGATGCTCTTGACTTTGCTCAAAAACTAAATGCACAGCAACTGACAGACCTTACTGCTTTGTCTAAGTCTTTGAAAGAAGCTTCAGAAACAGGGATGAA